AATCTAACGATTCTAGTTTACCAGTAAATCTAAAAAAACCATTTTCAGACATCCAGTATGCAGAACCATCAACTTCTACAGCTGCATTCTTTCCTATTAATCCACAGTTTGTTCCCACTTGTTCAAAGGCAAATGTAAAAGGAGTTCCAACAAAACGCATTGTAAATAAAGATGTATCACTCCAAACGTAAATTGCATTTCTACCAAGCTCAGCTCCAATGATCCGTGATCCGGCGGCCAGTCTTTGTGTACCAGCACTATTGGTTGATGTAGGGGTGTAGTCATTAATATTTTCTTGAGACGAGAATCTTATAAACATATCATCTTGTGTAGTTTTATCACCAATAGTTGTTTCTGTACCAAAGAAAACTAAGTGACGATCGGGAGTAGACACTAACATATCTCTAGAAGCTGTCGGTGCACCTGTAATAATAGTTGCTCTTGTCGCTGTTGCATTTGAAGCATCTGCGTCCCATTGAAAACATTCACCGTTAAATATTAAAGCAATTAATGTGCTACCTAAATTATCTAAAGACCACATACCAGGTTCTGCAACTTTATCCGTGGTCGATGCTGCTTGACCCCATGCTGAGTAAGCACTAAAATTAGTAACGGTTGCACCATTACTGTGAGAAGCATTAGTCGTTCCTCTAACATTTCTAGTAATTCCAGTAAAACTTGTAGCTGTAAGTCCTGTGTAAGATATCTCCTCATTATCTACTTGTATAAAATTTGTTCCTGTGCTTGGAAATCCAGTTGTGCTAGCTACATTTATTGTGGTTCCCGAACCACCAGTTCCAGCAGAGTCAGCGTTTAAAGCTCCATTTAAAGTTGTTGTTTGTGGGTTTGTAACGGTACCGCCCCACTGAGATATACCATAACCAAAAACTCCAACCTGTTCAGCTGGACCAACATGATAATATTGAAAATAAGTCATACCTCCAGAAGTAGTTGCTCCACTTCCTGTTTCAGTAGCACCAGCATTTATTTCTAATGTGGTTGTTGTAGGCACAGCGGTAACCATAAATTTTTTATCCGCAAAGGTAGAAGATGAAAAATTAGAATTTGTAATAGAGCTAAATGTAGATGCGTCTCCAAATAAGATAATGTCTCCTACTTCAAAACCATGAGCACTAGAAAAAGTTAAAGTAACAGTTGATTGTCCATTAGTTGTACTAAAAAAATTTGTAGCAGCCGTTCCAGATGGATTAACTAAAGGATGTATATCATAATATACTCCTCCCGAGTATGCATATAAAATTCTATTTGTGCCAATAATAGCGTATTTAATACCTTCTTTATTGACCATGTGGTGTAAAGCTCTAGCCGCAGATGTTAGTTTACTATCTCCTAACTGACTCCAACCTCCTATTTTTTCAGGAGTACCATATCTAAATCGAACATTTGCACCGCCAGTCCATTGTCCTTCAGCTCCTGTCGGTGTAATTTGTTTATTGAATCCGGGTAAAAAACCTATTTTTTGTAGCATAACTAGCTTCTACCTTAATTTTATTATTTTGGGTAGGGGGATTTTATATTAGTTTTTCTATATTTTCAACATTTCTCCACCTGAATACTTTATGGTTTCGGTGGAGGTTATTTTGGTAAAGAAAGTAATCAATGTCATTCTAGGATCATTACAATCATTTTCTTTATAGGCGTTAGCATTGTGTGCAGTATGTCCATCAAAAATAACCAGACTGTTATAAGTAGAATTAAACGAGGCTGTTTTTGTAAAATTATGATTATTCTGTTTTAAAGCTTCATAATATTTATTATCACGAGGTTTTTGATTTTTATAATAGTCTTCTTTAATGTCCATTAAATGAGCAGCATGAGTTCCTGGTTCTCCACATAATCTAAACATTTCATTTTTAGGTACATACAAATTAGTTCCACAATTTTTATGTGGGGACAAATATATAATCGCTGTAAATTCACTATAGATATCTTGATGAATCCAACCCTCTCCGTCAGCTTGATTAGGAGGTATAATTTGAAATTGTTGTAGTGCGTCGAACCTCATATTTACATAGTTCATAGGATAAAGAACAGATAGTATTTTTCTGCATGTCATATTAAAAAAATCATATCTTATATCTGACAAAGGCTGTGATCTAACACCAGGCCATTTACCCTCTGAATCTATTTTGTATTCTAATGAGTTAGCATATTGGACAACTTGGTCAGGATCTTTAAAAAAATTATTTATTTGTAAACTAGGTATCAACATTTTTTCATATTTTGTAGATGACCTGGTAGTCCTAAATGAGGTCTACCATCATACAATCTATTTTTATTTTGTATGCTTGTGTAGTGTAAAAAAACTTGTCCGCAATGATCGCCTTTAAAAGGTTCTCTCCAATGCTCTAAATCACATCCCATATAAAATAAAGCATCACCAGGATTTAAATTAACTTCAATACCTGTCATGCCTTCTTGACCAGATGGTTCTAAATATATAGGCCATTCGTCTCCACCTAAATGAAGTGTTGCCGATAATTCACAAGATGGTCTATCCTTATGTCTTTTTAATTCATCGCCTTTTTTATACATTCTACAATATGAGTAAGCTTCTATTAATGGTTGATCCATAATTTTTTCAACTTTATGTTTATTTAAATATAGTAATGTATCCATAGCTACATCACCATAGTTAGCGTATGTATTTGGGATTTGGTCATCAAAGAAAGTTCCAAAGTATTCTGAAAAAGGCGGTATTAACTTTTCTTTTATTAAAGTTATTTGAACATTTCTTTTCATAAATAAATAAGTAAACAAAAAGTCGGCTTGTTCTCTACTTATGAAATTTCTTACTACAGCGTATTTATTTTTTTTAAACTCATTTTCCATGTACATTACCTGATATAGTTATTCTGTAATCATCGCTAGTATAAAAAGGATATACCACATGATTTAAACCAGCTGGAAACATTACTATCTTTTTTTCATCACTTTTACAAATGTTCATATTGTAGTAACAAATTTTGCCTAATGCATTAGAATACACAAACCCTAATCTAGAACTATGATCAGTATTAGCATTAAATACTTTTTCTTCTTCATGTAATTCATAGGGTATTTTCATAATAATTACAAAACTAAATACACCTTTATGGATATGTACAGGATTGAATTCATGTTTCTTTTGAAAATTTACCCATAAAGATTCAAGAACAAATTTATTACCTTCATATGGACTTAAGTGACTTCTTTCCATTGAAGAAGCTAATTTATTTGCCAAAAGACTAATGTATGGTTTCATCACTCTTACATTTTCTTTTAAATAATATTCTTTTTTTATATGTCCAACTAGTTGATCATTATAGGAAGATTCTTTTTTATCTAAATTTTGATAGGACTCACGTAGCAATGAATCATATAACTCATTAGGTAATGTATCAAATAGTAAAGGTATATTTGGTAAGTTAAATGTGTCCATTATTTAAAGGGCTTTCCAATGTACCAAGAAACTAAACTGTATCTTTCACCAGATAAAACAGGAAAAACTTTGTGCCATAAAAAAGAAGGAAACACAATCATGTTTCCTTTTCCATTTTGTTTTACTTCTTGAATATTACAACCAACAGCATTATTTCTAAAATCAAATTTTAATTGTCCTCCTGTGTAATCTGACGGATTTGATAAAAAAACTATACAAGATAACTTTCTCATCTTTCCGTGAAAATTAAGATCATTTGGATTATTTATAATTTTTTCAGAACTATCGGCATGCCAATTGTAATATTGATTTAATCTATATTTAGTAAATTGTACAGGTTCAACATAATCAATATTAAAATTCCAACCTGCATCTTTGTTTGCTTTATCAACATATGGACTAATCATATCGTATAACCATTTTTCATTTATCCAAGATATATTTGAGTCTCTCATTTCTTTTTTTAATTTAGATATTGCTTCTGGAGTCATGTTTTGTGATGCTTGATCTCCTGTTGCTGCAACTTCATCTCGCAATGAATTTCCATACTGAATTATTTTTTCACACATGTGATCACTTACTACATTCTCAAACCAGTAATAATAGTTTTTTAAAATCATGTAATTGCTGTATCTACTGTATAAAAGAAATGACTTATACAATACCTTCCTTTAAATTTTTCTTTTGTTTTCATAATTATTTTTTCTACTGAATGAAGATAGTAAGACGGAAAAAATACTAATCTATTATTTTTTAATTCAATTTTTTTATTTTCAAAATCATGTAATATTAAATCACCACCTTCAAAATCTCTTGGTTCTTTATATAACCAAATAAGAGCAGTAAATTGAAACACATCAAAATGAGGTTTAAAATTATCTGCATCTTCATAATATGAAATAAAAGATGTGTCTCTATTTGTTTCAGGAAATTGTCTACCCATTCTTATTGTTTTTATTTTTTTATGCATGTAAGGATTTACAAACTTACTAATTGATTTTAATATTGGTGACAGTTCTCTTTTAGTATAAAAAGAATTTAAATATATTCTGTAACAATTAGCCTGAGCTTCTCCTTTTTCATCAACGCCTGTAACAGTTAAATTTTTATTTGCTCTTTGTAATTCTTGTGTTTGAGAATAAAAATCTATTTCTTTCCAAACAGCTTTTAATTCTTCTTCATTATACCAATCGTCAAACACTAGCCATTTGTTGTCTGTAATAATATTATTTCCTCTTAATTCCATATGCTTTCTATTCTTTATGTATGTTATCTTTTAAAAAATTATAAAAACTTTTTTGCTTTTTACATATGTTATTATATTTATTAACATAATGTATTCTTGAAATCATGTATTGTTTTATATTAACTGGTATTTCTTTGTCAACAACATCCACACCAAAATAATTCATTCCTGTAGATATATAGTGTGCTCCCCCATGTGAACTAAACCATTTATGTCTTTCCATAAATGCAGAGATATTTTCTTTTAACTCTGAATCTATTATTCTTTCGTTATAAAAAGATTTATTGTTGATGTTTTTCCAGTACTCTGTATCTGTCCTGTGAGAAAGAGCATAATGAAATGCAACAAATTCTGCAAAAGAATCAAAAAAATTTTTACAGGATATATTAAAATTGTCTCTGTCCCATTGTGATATGTGATCTCTTTTTAAAACTTTTATTAGTTTTAATAAAAATTCATGCACTGATAATAACCCATTACTTTCTAACGGCTCTATAAAACCTGCTGACAAACCTATTGCACATACATTTTTTACAAATATTCTTTTGTGTATTCCTACTCTCATTTTTATGTTTCTAAATTCTAAATCTTCTAAACCTAAATAATTTTTAAATTCTTCTAAAGCTTGTTCATCAGATACAAATTTGTCGGAATAAACATATCCAGTTCCAATTTTATCCCAACTAGGAATATTCCAAACCCATCCATTATCTATAGCTGTACAACACGTATAAGGTTTTAATTGTTTTTCCTTATTAGAGTATTTTATATTAGTGGCCCAAGCTTTGTTATTAGGTAATAAATTAGAGTAATCGTTAAAAGGTTCTTTTAAAGTTTTGCCTAATAACAAAGAACTAAATCCCGTACAATCAATATATAAATCGGCTGAGTGTTTTTTATTTAAAGAAATTATGCCAGTCTCATCTTGTTCAATTGATTTTATATCTTCACTGATATGTTTTACACCTTTTGGAATACAGTAATATTTTTGTAACCACTCTGCAAATTTAACTGCATCAAAATGATAGGCAACATGTTTTTTAAAATCAAACAAAGGTATTTCGTTTTTTTCATTTTTAAATAAAACATTGTTGTTTACCAACCACATATTTGGTGAAATATAATTAGCATAGTCTTGAATAGTTGTTTTTGGTTCAAATCTTTTTTTAAAAAACCAAGTTTCTTTAGGTCCCACTTCTTGGTTTTCTAATATAGAACCAAAAGGATAATGAAAACCGTTGTCTTTTAATTTATAAAAATTATTAAATTTAATACTTAATTTATAACTTGCTTTAGTATAAGGCATAAAATCTTCATCTTTTATATCTAGAAGATCTAACCATTCATTTATTTGTCCTAATGTGCTTTCTCCAACACCAATAGTTTTTTTGTCAGGAGACTCTATTACAGTTATATTTTTTTTAGGAAATACTTTTATTAAAGTAGCAGCTGTCATCCATCCAGCGCTGCCTCCTCCTAAAATAATTATGTTGTTCATATGCTTTCAATCGCTTTCTTATATTCTGGAAAATATATCATATCTATATTGGATTTCAACATCATGTTTAAAACGTCTTCTATTGATTCTATTAACGGCATACCTGCCGTATTTAAAGAAGTGTTTAATAAAACAGGTACACCTGTTAGTTTATAAAATTCATTTATAATTTCATAAAAATTATTATTCTGTTCTTTTTTTAAAGTCTGTATTCTACATGAATTATCAATGTGACATATACCTGGAATTAAATTTATTTTATTTTCTTTAACTCCAACAACATAGGACATGTAAGGTGTTTCGTTTTTACCCTCTAAATTAAACCAATCGTTTGTGTGTTCATACAACACAGTTCCAGCATAGGGTCTAAACCACTCTCTATTTTTAACTAAGTTAACTTTTTCTTTTGCATTCGGATTTGATGGATTAAATAATATAGATCTATTGCCCAAGGCTCTAGGACCCATTTCAGATCTACCTTGATACATACCTATACATTTATTTTGTTTTAAAAGACTAGCTACTTCTTTATTACCCATATCTACAATTTTATATTTTTGTTTTGAGTGACTAAAATTTAAAGGTTTATACATCTCAAGAAGTTCCTTTTGATTCATGTAAATTGGTCCTTGATATAAACTATTATATTTCTCAGGTTTGTTATTGTTATATTTATAATCTAAATGTTGCGCTAATCCTATTGAAGTTCCTCCGTCATGACAAACAGGATCAACAAATATATTATTGTTCATTTTTAAAAATTCATAGTTAGCAATCGAGTTTTGAAAATAGCCACCACTTAAACAAATGTTGTTTCCATAATTATTCATTATCCATTTTATGTATTTTTTAACTACGTTAGTACAATCTTTTTGTATTCGATAACAAAAATCTTCATCAGGAACCATACCTTTTGAATAACTTGTTTTTCTTCTTAAAATAACATCATTAAAAGAAGTATTTAGTTTACAAAACATATCTCTTTCATCGTATATTTTTGGTATTTCTGAATTTTCTTTTCCATAAGAACTCAGACCCATAATTGATCCAGGTTCTTTAAAACCTAATGCATCTTTGTACATTTCAAAAACACCTGCCGGACTCATCATATTATATGTATGGTATTTTCCGATAGATATGTCCCTACCCCACCAGTCCCTACAAAGTTTAAATAAGAGCTCTGGTTCTTTAGTGTAGGACATTTTATATATAGAAATATTTTCTTGTCCCAAATTTACATCATTAACAGTATACGTGGTGCCGCCATTATCTATTATTAAACAAACGGCTTCTTCAAAACCTGAATTGTAAAAAGAACTATAACAATGTGTTAAATGATGTTTGTCATAACAAATTAATTTATCGTAAGTAATGTTTTCTTTTTTTAAACAAGTTTTTACGAGATCAGTATAGCTTTCAACTTTATCGTCAAACATATTGTAAGAAGTGTATCCGACAATATCAAAATGATTATTTTTTAAACCTTCAGAAAGTTTATGTATTTGACTATCTCTTTTTACTTTTGATACTCTCTCTTGTTCTATGGATAAAACAAGTTTACCATTTTCTACAATTGAAAAAGATGCGTTATGACTAAGATTGATCGCTAATACTTTCATTAAATTCTGAAAGTATTATATAGAACAAATTAAAAATTACAATGAGTTATTAACCAGGCCACGAATTGGCTTTTATATATTTGTAAGCAGTTCTCATGTCCCAAACTCCAACAGCTGATGCAGCTTGTTCTTCGTGAACAAGAACGACGCCTGATCCTCCACCACCTCCTGGTGCTGGTGGATTTCCACCGCCGCCTCCGCCGCCACCCATGTTGGCAGTTCCGTCTTGTCCAGCTTGTCCTCCTCCCGAGGCTCCATTTCCACCTCCGCCAGATCCTCCTGATCCACCGCCGTTTCCGCCAGCTCCGCCAGCAAAAAATCCGCCAGTTTCTCCATAAGGTGCAAACGTTGAATCTGATGTTGGTGATGGTGATGCTCCAAATGCTTTTCCTGCTCCACCTGATGTAGGTGCAACTCCTGTTCTAGGAGGGTTTCCAGCTCCTGCTCCACCGCCTCCAGCTCCTGAAGGTGGTCCATTCCAACCTCCGCCATCGTTTCCAAAACCAAATGGTTGTAAGGGACTAGGCATACTTGGTACTTGAGTTGTTGATCCTCCTGGTGAAGGGTTAGGGTTTCCTTGGTGACCTCCAGCTCCTCCTGAGCCTCCGCCACCGCCACCGCCTTGGGTTCCCCCTCCGCCGCCGCCTTTAGCTACTAATTCTAAAGATGGATGCCCATCGTTAAATTCTGAATCATTTCCATAGCCACCAGAACCTCCAGGACTTGCTCCTGATCCAATAACAACTGCTACATCTGAACCTGGCATAGGGTAATTTGGATAAAAAATTGCTCCTCCTGCGCCGCCGCCACCGCCGCCGTTTTGGCCACCGCCACCACCGCCAGCTACAACTAAAACGTTTCCAGTTGATGCGATTGGTGTATATGTACCACTACCTGTGATTTGTGTAGTTTGATCAGATGCTGCTTGAGCATTATTGTCAGGTCCTACAACACCACCGTTATTATTATTTTCACCTAAAGTACTAGTCATTTTTTACACTCCATGTTGATGTTGCTTGATCGTAATAATATTCTTTTGTATCTCTATCTGGAATATTTTCTGGTTGCATACTTGTCCAACCATTTGTTTGATTTGAACTGTTCCATAAATCTTCACTCCATATAGCAGACCATTCCTCTTCTTCTCCATCATTAGGTCTTGAAGTTCCAGGATGTGCAAGAGGTGGTTCCCATCTATACGTGGTAGTATTTAAAACCCAACTTGGAAATTCAGAAGGCTTAGCTGCATGAAAAACATCTTCGGTAGGTTTATAATAAAAACCTACACCTGCATGGTTTTTTCTAAAATTACCGTTGTACGAACACTGTTTCCAATAAGTATCGTCTCCAGTGTTTAATAAATTTTTAACAAAAGTTTCAGCTTGAGTAGATAAATCTCCACCGTTATTGTCAACATCGCTGTTGTTAACAACAATAACTCTTAAAACTTGATTGTCTGATGATCTTATTTCAGCGAAGTGAGCCATTACTTTTGCTCCCTCCTACTAACTTAACTCTTCGTAGTTTATTGTGATTACTAGATCTGATGCTGCTCCTGCGCCGGCTTCAATGTTATCGCCTTCTTCAAGATATAATGCACTATTTTTGTCTACTACGACTAAAGTTGAATCAGCTGGTACAGAAATTGTAGAAGCAATTGCTATTGGTGATCCACCTGATTTTGTAATGAATACAGATGCATCAGCAGCATTTGTTCCGTCAATGTTTGCCACTAAAATATTGTTAACTTTAAAAACTTTTCCTGAAGATCCTGCATTAGCAAGAATCTCAGTTGTTAAAGTTGTAGTTAACGCTGCTTGAACAGATTTAGCTGTTATCGTTGATACGTTTACTAGATTTGGTGCCGACATAATTTATTCTCCTTGTACTTCTTTTAACCGAAAACTAAAGCCATTGCAATAGCTTTTCCTGTTGTTGCTAATCCGCTACCATTTGCTTGAACTTCTCCAGTGCCTTTTGGTACCAA